GAATTGGATAAATGACCCATCAAATCCATTTGATTTACCACAACAAGGTTTTAGAGCAATAAGGATTACTAATAATAGGTTTCATGCAAACACGGCAGCAATTACTAATATTGGAACAGGAAAAGAATATCTTCGTGGATTAAATGTTATTGGTAATCAAATTGACATTGGAGATAATTTATTTTCTGGTTTTTGTTATGCAAGTTGTTTTACTGGAAATACATTAGATCAAGTTGGAACAGCGGCATTAGATTTTTATGGAGATGTTAAAGACATTTCTATATGTGGAAATACAATAAATGGAGATACCCCAAGTGGTCAAAATTATCCATTATATCTTATTAGATTTAGAAACACATCAGAAAACATAACAATTCAAGGTAATACATTTGGCAATACAAATAATCACGGAATTTCAATAGAAGAAGCAATATCAAAATCAACTATTTCTGGGAATACATTTTATAATATAGGAAACGATGGAGGCCCAGAGAATGCTTGCATAAGAATTTTAAATACAGCAAGTGATGTTACAATATCTGGAAATTCTTTTTTCCCAATTGTAGCTCCATTTGGAATTAGAGGAGTTACCGCATCATCTTGGACAAATGTAATTGTAAATAATAATGTTTGGGATACAACAAAAACATTAGCTGCACAATATGATGAAACAGGAACAAATTTTATTCAAGGTGAAATATTTTCTACTCCAGCAACATTAACTGCTGATGTTAATAACTATTCTCCAAGTGACGCATCATTATGGAGGTTGTCTTCAAATGCGGCAATAAACATTACAGGAATTTTAAGCCCATATAAAAATGTTGGAAGAATTTTAACAATAATAAATGTTGGATCAAATAATATTATTTTAAAAAATGAGAGTGGATTGTCATCTACATTTAATAGAATAATAACAGGAACTGGTTCTGACATCACATTATTGCCAAATAATTCAATTAATTTAATTAAAGATTTTATATCAAGTAGATGGAGGGTTATTTAAAAATATGAATGAATTTGAAGATTGGCATTCAAAAACTGGTTGGAAATATACAAAATCAAAAGAAATAGCTTTGTTGATTTGGGAAAGTATTAAATAAACTATGAGTGCAAACATTAAAGCATCATTAAACGGAACAACAGGAACAGATACAAATATCACATTCGGACTATTTGATGGTGATTTATGGATTGAAAATAGAACTGGATCAGAAAGAGATTACAGAATACAAGTAATTGGGTAAATATGTAATCGTGATAACAATATTCTTACAAATACTATGAGCTACTGCACACCTTGCCCACCATGCGACTCGGAATTTCCGCTGTTGTGTGAACCACTTGAAACAACTGCCAATGGAAAACGATTGGTAGTAGAAGACTCTGCTGCTTGTCAGAAGACAATTCAGACTCCAGTTTCCCAACAAATCTTAAAGACTGATGGTGCTGGAAATCTGACTTGGACTAACGGAGCAAACAGCACTGTCCTAGCTAAATCATCTACTGGAATTACAGAGTTTGCTACACTCAATAGTGTTCTTCAATCTGGCCCAGTTGATCTTGGTAGCCAGCCATTGACTACTACGGGAACATTGACTGTAGGTTCTCTAGCACCAACTCTTGCTATTACAGCATCGTCGCTGACTGTTACTGGAACAACATCAACTGCCGCGATTACTTCAAGCAGCACGATTCTTGCTAATGGTAACTCGTCTAAGATTGGATATGACACTGGTGCTGGCGGGTCGATTACTCAAGGTGCAGGAGCAAAGACAAACTCTGTTACGATCAATCGTCCTACTGGAATTATCGTAACCGATAATGCGGCACTTGCAGCCGATACTTCCGTTACATTCAATGTAAGCAATACAGTTATTTCTGCTACAGACATTGTTGTTGTTAGTCATATTGCTGGAGGAACGCTTGGTTCATACAACCTTGCTGTAGCTCCAGCGGCTGGGAATGCTAACATCACCATTCGCAATATCACAGCAGGAAGTTTATCACAAGCACTGACATTGCGATTCATTGTAATCAAAAGCGTTAACGCCTAATGCCAGCAGATGGATCAGTCTTTGATGGGTTCACAAGTATCGTAGCGCAAGACGCAGATACTCACCCATCGTATTTGCCTCCATCAATGGTGGCAGAGTCTGTTAACAGAACATTCCGAGGAGGAATTAACAGAACAAGGCCAAGCATCCGTAACATCCCAATCGTAGCAGGGGAAGGCCAAGATGAGATTATCGTTAACGATATTCAGAATGGTAGCTTCCAAGGTTCATATCCATATCGGGCAACTAACTTAAATACCAACGATGGTATTCTTCTATCGGTATCTGGGGTGATCTACTTCCTAAAGGTAGTAAACAACATAGCCTACGCTTATAAGATCATCGAAGGAAATGACCCCGGCATGATGCACACATTCTTCGTGCAAGCTGAAGATCGAGTGTATATCCAGAACGGATACCAGAATGCGATTGCATGGGACGGAGACTTGAGCGTACCAGCGTATAGGCTGAATCCATATTTGAAGAAGATGCCGATTGGGACTATCATGGAGTATGCCTTCGGGCGAGTATTCGTAACGGATAGACTCAACCAAATCTACGCTTCAGATATTATCTACGGGGCAGGATTCACCGATACCAAGAATACAGAGAACTTCACAGAGATCGGATACTGGGCAGAGGGTGGGGCTTTCAGCACTCCATCTATGATGGGGAATATCACAGGCATGAAGGTAATGCCACAGATTGGAACCAACCTCCGCGCCCAAGGTGCATTGGTCATCCTAACTGCTAACGGAGCATTCGCAATGGATGTGAGTATCCCAAGGGCGCAGTGGGCAACAACCAATATGCAGACGATCAGTTTGCTTGGACGGGGATGTACATCACCATCTACAGCTTTAGCTAACTCTGAGCTTTGGTTTAGATCACACGATGGTTGGGCATTCTATTCCAATAGCCAATCTGAATTTGCCAGATACTTCTCGCTTCGTAAACTATCTAGGGAAGTGAACAAGTGGGTATCAAATGATACTCCTTGGTTGAAGCAGTTCGCTTCTACGATGTTCTTCGATAACTATCTGATCAGTACAGTAGCACCAGAAACCTATCGGGCGGCAGGGGTAGAAGGATTGAATAGGTATCATCGGGGAATGGTAGTTCTTGACCTAGACCAATCTTCTTCACCCTCACCTGACGCACAGCTTTCTTTTCGCTGGAATGGCATCTGGACGGGCTTTAGACCAACTCAACTGCTATCTGCATTGATCGCTGGTCAGAAGCGTGGATTTGGATTCTCATTCGATAACGATAACAAGAATAGATTGTATGAGTTCACTAACTCTACTGGAAGTGATTTCGGTGCTAATGGAACTAGACAAATTGAATCGTTCTTCACATCGGGAAGGTATGACTTCGCGCAAAGTGGGGCATCGAACAAGTTCTTGAGGAAGCGAATTACTGGTGGAGAAATGTGGCTATCTGAAATCAAAGGAGAGGTCACAAGCAAAGCTGAGTTCAGGCCAGACTCCTATCCATGCTGGAGTGAGCTTAAAGTTCCTACAACCTATGGGTGTAACCCATGTTCACCCGTTCTAAAAACGCCATGCAACCCACGCAGGGGCGGAGACTCCTACAAGAGATACAAGTTTAACTCACCCGATCCGTCTGAATGTAATTACATTTCTGATATTCCAGTAATCGAAGGAAGTGAGTTTCAATTAAAGATTAACTTGACAGGGACAGCAACAGTGGACAGAGTAAGAATAATGGCAAACATTAAGAATTTGGAAGACTCTCCGATTGGTGACTGCCCAGAAAACGATCAAGAGTGTCCAGACATTAACTGCTGCCCAGAACGATATTACGACTACTCAATCAATGGATAATCAAGATTCCAGTCCAGCCTTAACATTTCCAAATGTTCCAATTGATTTCTGCCCTACAGGAAACTGGTCAGAAATCTTGCAAGAATTTATTGACGTTGTTCTAGTCAACGGAACGATCAACGTACCCGGATTAGGTGACGTAACGCCAGAACAGATCGCTCAGATTGAAGAAGATTTAGCTGACCAACAGAATCAGATTGATGCGTTAGAAGCAGAAGGGGTTGCGCTTGACGCTCGCATTGATGTTCTTGAGTCTAACCCAGTAGTAAAAGTAAGATCAGGAAATATTGCCGTATCATCTGGAGACACAACAACTCTTGGAATAGCATTCTCGTCTGCGCTACCAACAAGTGTGTATGGGATTTCACTTACTCCAGTTTATGCTTCTGGAACACCTCTAACAACCCCTTTATTTTCATTGGTAACTGGAAGTAAAACTACTGCTGGATTTACAGTTAGAGTTGATAATAATATTGCAGAAATAACGAGTTTGGACTGGATGGCGGTTCACACTTCGTAAGTAATAAGCCATAAGAAAACCAAATATATGACACCACTAAAAGGAACTGATCCTAAGCTCGTCTCTGGCGGCGCACCAACTCGCGGTAAGATTGGCGAAGGAATGGGCAATATGCCAAACCTTGGAGCCAAAAAGCCTAGCGTCTACACGACTGCTGGCACTCCACGCCAAGGCTACCAGAAGTAATTATCGTTAACGATAATGGGTGATACCCTCAAAGAGATGGCAGAACTCGTTAAGGGTTTTGTCGGAGATAGTGGCGTGTGTTCTGATGAGAGAGCTTTCAAAGCAATCAATCAGGCCAGACGCTTGCTATGGAATAAACGCGCATGGAATTCTCAAGAAGAGTACGTCCAGATTTGTTGCGTTAACGACTGCTTCACTCTACCTAACCGCTATGAGCAAATCAAGCTGGCGTGGGTAGGGAATGAATCAGTATCGTTAGCAGACGAATGGTTCAATGCAACCAACGCATTTGCGTTGAATGCTGACCAATCCTGCCATCGTTTGATTACGGAGGTAGGAGGAAAGCACGTTCTCTTTAGGGACTACACCACCCACTTCTATCGTTTNGGAGTGATGTTAGAAAGCGCAGAAGACATCGGCGTGACTCTAACATTTGAGGTACAAGACCAGTATGATACCTATCATACAATCAAAGTAACTGGAGTTAATCCACCAGAACTAGCTCAATCTGATCTATTGATCAAAGGAGTAAGGTCAGTAGCTAAACCCGCAACCAAAGGAAGAGTAAGAATATATGCGTACGATACCGCGCTGGAAGCACAAACATTAATCTCAGTCTACCAACCTAATGATGTTAACCCATCATTCCGTAGGTTCAAAGCACCAAGAACGTGCGAGTGTATTACTCTGTATGCTTCTAAGAGATACTTTGATCTGGTAGACGAGCAAGAGCTAGTTGAGTTCATCCCAGACTCAATGATCTACGCTATCCTTGCTCTGAACTCCAGAGACAACAGGAAAGCTCAAGAGTTCTTGATGAACCTAGACCTTGCTATCAAAGAGCAGGAGAAGGAAATGACGGGCGAGGAGATACCAACTGCCGCTCCTATCCGATTTGCTAACTATAGCAGAGCAGAGAACCTAATCGGTTCTGACCTACTATCACCATCAGCCAACGATTACTTCTTGTATAGATGACACTAGAAACTACAGAGAATATCGCTGGTAAATTTGTTGGGAACTACAAAGACCCAACAGAGTTTGTTGCATACCAAGACCCGCATGATGAACTCAATAAAATAGAAGCATGGTTAATCGAGCAACCACAAGTCGATTGTCCTCTTAAACATTCGTTCACCCCTAATATGTACATTAGGGAAATCTTTATGCCAGCAGGATCGCTTGTAACTAGCGCACTACACCTTACTACTCATCCATTCTTTATCTTAAAAGGAGATGTTAGCGTATGGTATTACGATTGTCCTATTGAACGATACAAAGCACCATACTCTGGAGTAACCAAAGCAGGGACTAGAAGGCTTCTATACAACCATGAAGATACTATCTGGGTTGCGTGTTATGCTACACAGTTGACAGATATAGAAGAACTCACTAAATCTCTTGTATGTACAGATATGAATCCATATGTTAATGCAAATGATCCAAGAATGCGACTATGGGATCAAATTAAAATAAAGGAATTGCAATGAAATCATGTCATTATCATCCAGAGGAATTACTATATAATAAACACCAACAGAGGTTTAATGTTTTTGCAATTGGTGGAACAGCAGGAGCAATTGTAGCTGCTGGCGTTGCATCAGCAGCAATTGGTGCTGG